AAATCCAGCAGAAATACAAGAGGCACAAAGGGATTTTATATATCTTCGTACCCAAAGAGTATTACATGAAAAGGTATCTTTTAGAATACGAATAATTATATGGGGATTAGTCATATCTGGTGTTGTATCTTTAATTGCTTTAGGATTTAAAAGTTTTTTTAAATAGGTATTGTCAAATCAGTTTTAATTGCCTATAAAATTTTAACAAAGGAAAAAAATGAGATACAAAAGAATTTTTGTAATCTCTGACCTCCACGCTCCGTATTGTCACCCCGAAGCGTTAGAGTTTATCAAGAAAATTAATAAACAATACAAGCCGGATTGTGTTGTAAACATGGGCGATGAGCTAGATTATTCGTCATCGTCATATCATGAGCCTTCTACAGAACTTGATTCCCCTGCTATTGAGTTAGAAAAAGGAAGAAAAATAATTAAGGAACTAGAAAAAATATTTCCTAAGTTACATCTTCTTGAGTCTAATCATGGGAGTATGGCTTTTCGTAAAGCTAATACAGCCAAGATACCTGTTGAATTACTTAAACCATATCATCAAATGTTAGGTGTAAGTAATAAATGGACATGGCATCACACACTAACATTAGAAGCTAGTAATGGTGAAAAAATATATTTTGTTCATCAGCAATCTTCCAATGTTTTACAAGTGTGTGCGGCAGTATCAATGAATGTAGTACAAGCTCACTATCACACGAAATCGTGTTTGCACTACATTAGTAGTCCAGAAAGACTCATGTGGGCTATGAATGTAGGATGTTTAATAGATAAGGATAACTTAGCTTTTAAATATAGCAGAGTTGCTGTTAAAAGACCTGTGTTATCTTGTGCTGTTATTACTGATGGTATACCACATATTGTACCTATGGTTTTAAAAAGAGGTGGAGATTGGGATGGCAAAGTAAATGTCTGATCCAGTTAATCATCCAGATCATTATACAAATGGTAAACAAGAAGCCATATCTGTTTTAGAAAATACTTTGTCTGACATACAATTTCAAGGATATTTAAAAGGAAATATTCTTAAATATTTGTTGCGTTATGATCACATATCAAAAGAACCAAAGTATCAATCTTTAGAAAAAGCAGAATGGTATTTAAAAATATTAATTGAAAAGGTAAAAAAAAATGCTTGAAGGAGTTAGTGAAAATATAGAATACATGGCTAGAACTATATGGGGAGAAGCTCGTGGAGAAGATGAACAAGGCAAGATTGCTGTAGGTCATGTTATAAAAAATAGAAAAGACAAACAAACTTGGATGGGTAAAACTATTAAAGATGTCTGTTTGAAAAAATGGCAGTTTTCATGTTGGAATGAAAACGATCCTAATAGAAATAAAATTTTAGCTTTAAAGTTAAATGATTTAGAAGATTATTTAGAATTATCAGCTAAAGTAATTAGTGGAATGTATGATGACCCAACAAAGGGATCAACACATTATTATGCTAAATCTATGAAAAGTCCACCTAAGTGGGCAGAAGGTAAAGAGCCTGTTTATGATCATGGTGGTCATCTTTTTTTTAATGATGTAAAGTAAAAGGAGAAAATATGGAAAAAATTAAATCAATGTGGGATGGTTTATCTAAAAAAGGTAAGATAGCAACTGTTGCAGTTATAGCAATAGCTGTTGTTATTATCTGGGGACAAATATTCTAATGTTAAATTTATTATTAAAACCCTTGCTCGGTGTTGCCGGGCAAGCGGTGACTGGCTTTGTAGAAACAAAACGTATTAAACAAGAAGCTAAACTTACAGAAATACAAGCTAAAACTAAATTACGTCAGCAACAAATAGCAGGTGAGGTTTCGTGGGAACAAAGTGCTGTAGATCAAATGAAAGGGTCGTGGAAAGATGAATTTTGGACTCTTATCTTTGGCGGAATTTTAATTTCTTGCTTCCTGCCTTGGACTCAAATGTATGTAAAAGAGGGTTTCATTTTTCTTGAAGAAAATACACCATCGTGGTTTGCTACTTGTTTATACGTTTGCATTGGTAGTTCTTTTGGATATAGATTTGGTAAAGCAGGTCTAGCACACTTCAAAAAGAAATGACACCAGAGAGATTGTCAGCTTGGAGGATTTTTCCTCGTTTATTAATTACTTTATATGGCGTAGCTTTTTGGCGTACAACTGAATGGTTTATGCAATTACCAGACCCAACTAATGCACAATCAGCATTTGTATCTGTTATTGTAGGTGCGGGTGCGGCTTGGTTTGGTTTGTATGTTGGTGGTAGCAATAGAGCAAGTGTAAGGATTGAAAATGAAAAATGATAATGAGTATATAACTTTAGACATTATTTATTCTGCTGTAGAAAAACCAGAAGATACAGATGGTGAATTTCCTATACAGCTTATGTCTTTTGTTGTTAGGGATAAGTATCCATACAATAAATGTCAAACCTTTTTAGATGTTATAAAAGATAATATATTTGGAGAAATATTATCACATAATATAACACCTATAAAAGAAATGCATAAAACAAAATTATTAAGTCAAATGGAAACAAGCACAACTGTACATTAATGTTAAAACGAATACATATTAATCAACACAAAATTAGAAGTAATAAAAAACATGGTACTAGTGAGCCAGTTATTACAGTTAAATCAAGTGTTGCAAATAATTACGCACATGAGGTACAAATAATGGGTGGTTCTCGTGTTGTGTACAAACCAGACAAACCGCTATCGTGTGGTGCTAAAGTTTGGATTGAAACATATAACCCAGTAATACTAGATAAGGATAGGAGAATACTATGACTAAAGAATACACACCTGTTATGGATTTAGCACAAGCAAATATAATAAAACGACAAGCTATAGCTTTGTTAAAAGAAATTAAATTAGTTTGTGGCATTAACATTAGAAAGTATGAAGATAAAACTAAATCATATTCTAATACTGGTAATGTTATTGCAGGCGAGTTTAGATTTATTAATTCACAAATAGATAAATTTACAGAGGAAAATAAAATGGAAAAATTTAAGTCATGAGTTGTTTACATAATGAAGTACTTTTAGAAAAATATTATGAAGAATATTTAGAAGAAGGGTACTCTGAAGAAGAAGCAAATAAACTAGCTAAACAAAAATTAGAAGATTGGAGTTATTAAATGAAACATATGTGTGCAACATTGTTATTATTATGTAGTACACCAGAAGTAGATTTACATACTAAATTTATTAATGAAGTAAAAGTTTGTGCAATACAATATAATAGTATTTTACCAGAACAAGATAGAATACCATTGCTATTAGTTATTGCACAAGCTGTACATGAGTCTGCTTATGGTACAAGTAGATTTGCTAAGTCAGCTAAAAATATATTTGGTGTAAGAGCTACTGGTGATGATGAATATATTTTATCTTTACGAACTGGTAAGAAGGTAAAAAAATATAATTCATGGTGTGAGTCTACTGAAGATTATATTGATTTATTATTAACTAGTAAACACTACACATCTTTTCAAAAAGAGCTTATAAATCAATGGTTTACAGACGATATTGATGTCAATAAATTAGTCGATACACTTGACTTATATGCAGAAGATGTATATTATAAGGATAAGATTAAAAAACTAATTGTGTCTATAGAAAGGAAATTATATGAGTGAGAAACAAATACGAGGTGGTATTTTATCCATGCATAAAAAAATAATATCTCTAGAAGAAAAGTATAATTTACAAATGAAATTTAAAAATAAATTTAAAAGAAAATACATGACAGCAAAACGAGAAGTTATTTTGTTAAAAAAGCAAAGAGCAAAGTTAGTTCAATTACTTAAATTAGAGCAACACATTAATAATAGAATTGCTAAAGAGTTACAAAACATTGATAAACCTTTAGGTAGGAGGGTATAAGGTACCCCTCGGGGAGCGATGCTCCCATATATCATGGATTCGCAAAATTGTCAATAGCTAGGAGATAAAAAAAATGAATAAAATAGAAACAGCAAAAGAAGCTTTAAAGAAGCAAAATCAATTATGATTAGTTTAGGTAAGGCGGGTAAGATGCCTTGCCCCACTTACAATACTCCTGCAACTATGTGTAAGACTGGGGCAAGGTTAAGATTAGTAGAAGGTTCTACTTGTTATAGATGTTATGCTATGAAGGGTAATTATTTATTCCCAGATGTACAAGAAGGTTTAATGCGTAGATTTAATGCATTCAATCATCCTCGTTGGGTTGAGGCAATGTCATTTATGATTAATAAATATTGCACTACACATTTTCGTTGGTTTGATAGTGGAGATTTAGCAGACATATCCATGCTAGAAAAAATAGTAATGGTATGTCAAAATACATCAAAGATAAGACATTGGTTACCTACAAGAGAAGTAAAAGTAGTAAAAGATTATTTGAAAATATATAAAAAGTTTCCAAACAATCTGGTTGTTAGAGTATCTGCACCTATGATTGATGGAGAGCCATTGAAGTCATTTCGTTGGACTTCAACTGTACACCATAAGAGTAAAGCAATAGGACATGATTGCCCCTCTAGGTTTCAAGATAATAAATGTAATGATTGTCGTGCCTGTTGGGATAAGCGTGTTACTAATGTTAGTTACCATAAACATTAAAGGAGATAAAATGCAATTAAGATATGTATTAAGAATTAATTATGCAATGCATAAAGATGGGGATAGAGCATATCCTTATGATTTAACAGAAGAGGCATTGGAAGGTATTACACATTATTCTGAAAATGCAGGAAAGGATATACCTATTTTAGATATGGACATACTTCATGTTGTTAGAACTTTGATGAAGAAAGAGCATAGTACTCTTTCGTCAAAAAGTAAATCAGCGTTATCAAAAGTTAAAGGACTTCTTGATGAGCTTGACTTAGGTACTACATAATGATATAAGGTTTATATACTTGGTTGCCGACAATGAAAAGTTGACATTGTCTAAATTATTAGATTGTTAAAACATTACAGGCTAACGGCTATAAAAATATACCTGTCTCGATGAATTAACATCGTGAGTATAAAATATGCCAAGTATATAATTTATGTGGAGTAATGGCAATAGGTCACAGCATATGGAACAGGCACTACCCATTACTCTTACATAAAATAGTTATGATATAAAAGGTTTAGTTTCTTCAATACTAGTGCTAAATATATATTGCAAGTGAAGAAACTAAAAAAAGTATTACAAG